TGTAATGTACAAATATAGCGTTGTGCCCCCTAGCGTTACGCTAAGGGGCACTGTTTCGGTTATGCTGTTGTGTAAAATTTGTGAGATTTACTCCTCGCTATCAACACTAACAGTAATCCCGTTATCAGTCAAGACCTTAACAAGATTATCATAATCAGTGTTGATAACAAAGTTCTTTTTCTCAAGCTTGAAGTCTACGATAATCTTGCTAGCTGGGATACCCAATTCGTCGGCTACCGACTTCTTGGCGGCCTTAGCGTCGCGCTTGTCGGTATCGAACGTGTAACGCTTGACCTCACCGGAAACACTCGCAGTTGCGGTTACGTGGTAAGTGTTGACCTTGCAAGAGATACCGTTAGTGATACGCATGATGTGAATCTCCAATCCGTGACGTGGTGAGGGGCCTATCCCTCAACCCTTACAAACAATGATACTACTACTTGCGCTTCAAGTCACTACTTTTTTGCTCCAATTCTCGCTGCCATTTAAGCAACTCCCGTTGCTCGTCGCGGTACCGTCTTGCGTTGCGCCTTGCTTGACCACGTGCGGCGCCGTAGAAACCGCCACACGCTATCAGTAGCAGAATATACAGCACTTGCATGGTATCCGTGTTATATACCATTGTTAACCTCTCCTAGCCGGGATGTATAGCCCATTATCAACCTTGTAATCTATGCAATGTGCGCTATCGCTTTTTCGCTTTTCAATCGAATTATCTGAAATGTAATACTCATATTCAGAAAATTCAAAATGAATCACCTTACCGTCATAGGTAGCTATTGTTGGCGTAGGTACAGCGTCACTTAGTGACTTGTACAAGCGTCTAATCTCAAAAACGCTGACGTCCGCGTTAATAAATTCCTTAAGGAATTTATTAACCTGCCTATTCGTGGTAGGCGAGTTTATGTAATTATCTGCGTCAAAAATGAATGGATAAAGTCGCACAATCAATCGCCCATTGTATCGTATGGGGTTGTATACGCTGCAAACGCGCGTATAGTACGAATAAAAGTCAGTAAAATTACCATTCACGCAAGTTGCCGCGTTAGAGTAATGAAAACGCTTGAAATTCATTTCCCTATAGATTCTATGCAGCGCATTTTCAGATTCACGTGTAAGGTAAGGACCAAACGCGCGTTCAGATGTATAAATTCCGTTCATTATTAAAACCCCGTTTCGCTGTAGTCGTATACTATATCTATATGGTCTACTTTAAAGTGCTCAAGTTCGCACATGTGAAAGTTCTTTATTAATGCGTCGTTTAGAGACTTTACACATAGCGCTTTTTGCATGTAATGCCCGTCCTTGCGTCGTATGTAACCGTGCAACACATAGTGGTTTACTTTATACATACTACCTCACCCCTTAGCAATGCCGCTTGTAGTGTTCATTAATCGTGCGCAATGTTTCGTCGCTTAGTTCAGACGTATCAACATCGTTGTATCTGATAAAGTCGTGCACAAACTCAACTTGCCTATCAACGTCCATATAATCGAAAAGTTCATTGAGTACATCAACCTCGCCGCAAACGTCTACAAGAAACTCTAGAGTTTCGTAGGCCGCTTCACTTGCATCTATGTAACCAGTTGTCATTTCAAGCCCTCACAATCTACTAGCAAGCTGCAATTTCTACGATACCATTTTCAGTTACTTCTAGCAGGCGGCACCAAATTTCATTTCTCGCAAGCTTTCTTGCGTAGTTATCGGCCGATTTAAAGTTGCAATACATTTTGCGTATTTTGCCGTCGTATGACTCTACAAGATATATGCCGCGTTTCTTGGTATCTGTAGTTGCCATTGCTTGCTCCATTCGTCGTTGCCCTCACTTGCTATAAGTAATGTACCACCAAAAACCGTCATGCCACGCGGCATAATCAAGTTCATAATTCCTACACATTTCTGCACCCATAGATATAACGTTGTTATAACCATGCCATTCTACGTAGTAATATGCACGCGCGTAACACAACGCAACGATAAAGTCAACCCATTACATCAAGAATCCATACACCATAACATAACACCGTTACATTCCTCCCTACACGCGCGCGCTGGCGCGGGTCGGTTTCCGAAATAGGTGCGCGATTTTTCATGGAGTCCAGCAGAAAGATGAGAGTGCCGCCCTCGGAATGTCGCTCCGAGGACGGCACACATTCAAAAATCCGTGTCTTGATTTCTGGTCCCGAGAATCACACCCTTGCCGCGTAGAAAGCTATGCCCTCGTAAGTCCAGCCGAGCCCTTGCAGGTTGACCGCTTCCTCGTGGCTTGCCGTGAGCATGTGCTGTCCGTCGTTGGGGTTGTATAGACGATAGACGGCGTTCTCCTCGTTGGGAATCTCAACCATTTGCGTAGCCTCCTTGACTGGTACGGCGTTGTCTCCGAGCGCATACCTGTGCCACGCATCCGCGTCACCATAGAACACGTTGCCGTCGACGCTGTAGCCGCCGTACGAGAGACAGTTGGTGAACTGCCACATGGCGAGCGTCCAGCCAGCGTGCGCGTAGGGACACGTCGCGTCGCTAGGCCATCCGGTCCGACGCGACGGGTAGCCTGCCAGCCACAGTCCGCACTTGTCCTTGACCCAGCTGTTCTTGAAGTATCCCTGTCCGTTGATGAAGTCGCTGTAGGTGTACACCAGCGGCCAGACGCCGCTCAGCTCGTGGATGCGCCAGACGAACGACTCCGCGTCGGCGTCTGTAAGCCTATCGTCCTCGAAGTCAAGGATGGGTACGCCATGCGTGAAGTAGTTCCGCGTGTTCGTGTAGAAGAACTCCGCTTCCGCCACGCCGCCGTTCGGGCGCATGAAGTGGTAGAAGCCCCACGGCTTTCCGTTGTCTATGCACCACTGCACCCACGGGTCGCAATATCTGTCAACGTAGCCAGTACCCTCTGTTGCCTTCATGACATATAGGTCGGCATCGCTGGTGGATAGCTGTAGGCCCTTCTGGTGGTTGCTTATGTCGATTCCATATAGCATATATAATCACCCCCTTGCTTCTCGACTGATGAACGCGCTCGTGTCATAGTTGAATGCTATCATGTTTCTCAGTCTACCAGTGGAGCAAGCAGTCGGGCCAATCCTTGTGATGCAAAGTGATTGCGTTCCAGTAGACCACTCATATAGGTTTATAACAGCATCACTAACATAGTTCGAAGTATGGCTTCTGTAAACGTCGTTGTATTGGTCATGCAGGCTGCTACCACAACATATCATTGGAAATCTGTTCTTTTTGTTTCCAGATATGAATGCTCCGTCTGCGTGCTCGTGTCCGAAAATCCAGCATATTACCTTAAGTCCACGCTCTGCGTATTCGGTGACAAGCTCGTAGCTCTTGTTCATGAACGGATATACGCTAAAGCCTACATCATGTGCATACATTGTCCAATCATAGAAGTACGTATCATTCGTGAAGTCGCATGTCTCCTGCAAGATAGCGTATTCGCATATCTGATGCGAGCACAGGAACACTGGCACATTGTTGGAAAGGCATTCTGTAAGCAGTTTCTCAAGCCAATACCACTCGTTGTAATACGCATCATTTCTCGCAGTATAGTCTATACCTATTACCCTGCAATCTTTGAGGTCTTTGTACCAATATGTGGTGCCATACTCAATCGTGATTCCAGCGCTGTTGTCTCTGAAATACTTCTGGTATGCTTCATTCTGCGTAGGTTGCAAGTCCCATCTGTATCCAGTGCTTATCGCGCCTTTGTTAAGCAACATGTCATGGTTTCCAACGCACACTGCAAAAGGCTTTAATATGTCGGCATATTCTATTGAATCTGAAAACGTGTCATGTGATATGTCACCAGTATGTACGACTAGGTCAACGTCTCGTATCGACCTTATTGCCGCAAGCGCGCTTGCCGTGCCTGTTGTGTCACCATGTGTGTCTGAAACCTGCGCTATCCTCATGGCTAAGCAACTCCGTATGCTCGCAGGAATACTACTATGCTTCCAGGCATATCAAAAGCGTAGTCGCTTGTGACACCGCTGTTCGTGCCAATATATCCGTCTTTGTTCATTCCGATGCCAGTCCAGCCAGCAAAATCATTGCTAGAGGTTGACTTTATACCAATTCCGTTAAGCCTTATGTTGTTTGCCGTGGTGTGTGGTACGTAGCTTGGAAGCCTAAAAGAAGTCGTAGCACTAAAGAATGTTTCCACAGGTGTTCCCGCTGGCACATGGAATATATTAATCACAAGCATTGTGAGTTCGGGAAGGTAGAATCCACTCAAGATTACATCGCTATTAGGAACTACCATTCCGGTGTTGTCAGCAGAGCTGTCCTTGCTGTCGAAATGCCGAATCGTTATTCCCTTTATCAGAGATTCTAGCGCCTGCGCGTCCAGCTTGTCTCGCGTGATTGCGCCTGCCTGAATGTCGCCCGACTTGATTGGGAAATGAGAGTTGATGGTAGATACGTTGTCATTAATCAGCTTTGTCAGCGTGTCGTTAAGATTCTTGTCTGCATTCTTGTAAGCTGCGGTAACCTCATTATCAGCAGCCTTGTACGCAGAGGTCACCGCATCGTCAGCAGCCTTGTACGCAGAGGTCACCGCATCGTCAGCAGCCTTGTACGCATCCGTAAGGTCACTTGACAGCTTGGCGTCTGCCGCCTTGTATGCGGAGTCAACTTCCGTAACAGTTGTGTTGAGAGTTGATATGGACTTTGCATTTGCGTCAGCAGCAGCCTGTGCGGTTGCTGCCTTGTCCCTTGCCTGGTTCGCCGCATCAGTGACGATAACCATGTTGTTGGAGAACTCGTGCAGCTGTGCGTCAATCTTTGTGATTGCACCGTTGTACTGGTCACGCAGGTTAGGCTTGTCGTTGTCGGCGTAAAGGTCGAGATTGTAGTTAGGTGTGTATTCACTAGCCATGCTTATCTCCAATCTACGAGTGCTTGAAATAGATGATACCAGAAGACGTTACCTTTGCTCCATTAAGGTTTGCAACAGTAAGCGTCTTGTCTTTAGACGTATCAGGCGCGAAGCCCTGCACGTTGTCTACCTTTGTGCTGAGGGTGCTTACGTTGGACTCGATGCTTTTGAGCTTGGTGTCGATAATCTGCATTGCCGCATTGTACACGCCAATTAGGTCGATTGAGTCCGTGCTGGCGAACTCGGGAATGGAATAGTTGGCGGTTGCCATTTAAATCAGCTCCTAAACTCTTCGGGTATGAACACGGTGCCATCGTCACGAACCTTCGCCACATTTAGTTTCGTGGCGTCAAGCACACCATTTGTAGTGTAACTGACAGACTTAGCTTTAAAATCATCAGAAAGGTCGAACTTGTCAACGAGCCAGTAGCTCATGACTGCAAGTCCCCTGACGCTAAGACCGCAGTCGGCCAAATCCTTGACAGTCATATCGAGCGAATTGAGTGTCTTGACGGTGATTGCATGAACGGCCAAATCGTTGAACATGTCTCGCTGCGCTTGTGTGCTTGACGTGAATCTGCCATGTTGAACGTTCCATGACATTACACCGACTGACAGCTCGTAAATCTCGGTGCGCAGGCTGGCAATCGTCTCGCGCATCTCCTGCTGGTATTCTGCGAACTCCTCCGGGGATACTGCCTGTATCCTGTCTATGGTTTCGGCAAGGTACGTTCCGTAAGATGCGAGCTTGTCTAGCTCAAGACATATCTCCTTTATGCGCTGCTCCGAGCTGTACACATCCCAGTAGAACGCTGGGAGCACCGGGGTGCTCGCAACGTATGACGAATACGGTACGAGCCCAAATCCGCCGTCACTGGCCTGCATTGTCCTCACCACCAATGAAACCGGAGAAGTACCTGAACAGCTTGCTGTCAGAGAACGCCGGCCACGCCATCGCTATGTTCTCGATGATTGATGCAAGCTCCATTACGATGGTGTACCAACACACCACCTCGGTTGACGGAACCTCGAACTGTATGCCGCTAACATGCGTTAGGCCGACGCCAAGCACGTAGGCAACGACTATCAGAGCCAGCATCATAACCTTGTGACCGATGCCCTCGCGCATCTTGGTAGAGCTGATGTCGTGCCTGATTGCCGCACCGACGAATCCTACAACAACGTCTGCCACCATCATGATGCACGCGAGCACGATGCTCCATGACTGCGACTCCGTCATTGGCGGCCAGTCAAGCGGATACATGATACCCAATTCGCATCACCTCCTAGAAGCTGTTTGTGTTCACGGTGAACAGGCATGAGAACAGCGGGCTCATGTCGTTCACAATCATCAGGTCAACGTCGTTGTAGTCAGTCAGCCGCTTTGCCGTGTCTATGACGTCTCCCTGTCTGATTCGCTGGAACTCGCGGTCATTGCCGGAGCTTGCGTAGTCTCCGTTGTCACCTGATAGCTGCGTCTGTGGGAAGTCAGAGTAGATGTCGCGCCCCTTGTACCACTCAGAGCTTCCGCCATACAGCTCCGGTGACTCAGACATGAGCTTGTACAATGGAATGTACTTCGGCATTATCTCCCTCATGCGGCGTATGAACTCGTGCATCCAGATGCCGGGCGGGACGAGCGAGATTTCTCGGAACCAGTAGTGGTCCACCAGCTTTTCCCTGAGCCGCGTGTCCTGCTCCGCGCTGTACGACGGCCACTCCCAGCCGGTAAGGTGCTCGTCGCAGAATCCGTCCTCCACAAGCTCGCACAGCTGTATCGTTACCACCGCGTGGTAGTCAGGCTCCGGCTCGTATGGCTCGATGGTGTCAATCATTGGTTAACCGCCTTAGCTATGGACTGCATGTTGTGCGCTAGGTTCCAGTTGTCGCTCTCGTTGTCCTGTCTCCAAACGACCTCAATCGGTGCGTCAAGGTACTCGCCGAACCTTGAGTTGAGTTCGTCGGCCACCTTGCGTCGCTCGGTGAGGGCGCTTGCCGCTATGAGCGAAGCCGGGTTCTCCTGCGCCCTAATCTCGTCCTCGGTCTGGCGCTCCTGCTTCATGGTGGAGTTCTTGATTCCGAGCATCGTGTAGACGCGACCCCAGACGTTCTGCTCGTCCACGGCCAGCTCCTCGCCGAGGAACGTGACGCCGGTCTGCAATGCCTGGTACTCAATCTGTTGGAGGTCGCTGGTACCTATCACCGCAGGCTCCCCGCCTGCCACCTGCTTGAAGAGGTTCACCATGTCCTGCCTGCGCTCCTGCGGGCCGGTCAGGATGAACGGTATCTGCTGGTGCATCCTGTTTACGCGCCTTGTGATGCGGATGTGCGCAAGCTCGTTCGCGTACAGCTCTATGCCGTCCATGAGCGGATAGCGTGTCTCGTTGTCGTATGCGACTACGCCCTGCCTTCTGTCGCACATGTAGCGCGTGCCGTTGGTGCCGATTGCGTTCCACCTAACCGCGCGGTCGTACATGTCGGGCTTTCCCAGCGGTGCGCACTGCAACGTGAGGAAAGTTCCTGGCATTGACTTTGGGAACGCGATTGACGCCATTCCCTGGTGGACAAGCGTGAGTTCCAGGTATCGCTCGTCGCATGACGGCGGCAGGTTGAGCCACCTGAACCGGCTCGCCGCCATCTTTGTTATCACGTCGATGTAGTAGTGGTACAGACGGTTGTTCAGTGACGCGCTCTGCCACAGCTCCATGGAGCCGTTGTTACAGAACGGCCTTCTTGTGCCGTCATTGCGCTGCTTTCCGCCCCTACGCCCCATTGGACACCACTCCCCTTCCGGTCGATTGTATCCGTTCGCGTGCCATGTGTCAACCTCTTCCTACTGGTGCGTTACCGTTCCGTCCTGCGACACGGTGCCGAGGGACAGTGGCACAGAGAGCACCTTCTTGAGCACCGAGTTGGCGTCATCCCTGAGCGCGTCGTATGCGGCGCACTGCGCGTTCATCGTCTGAATCTCGGTTGCCTGCGCAAGCTTGGTGACCTCGTCGTTGTGCGCGTTCTGCACGTAATAGTCGATGAGCGACTGAATCTCGGCGTCGGTCATTCCCTGGAACGTCTTGAGCTTGAGCAGGTCGTGAACGGACCGCTGGGCCTGCTCCGTCGTTGTTCCGTCCGTGCTGGCTGGTGCCTGCGTGGTGGTCTCGTCAGTTGTCATAGATTCCTACCTTCCCAATGTCGTTCGGGTCGCGCCACACCGTGACGCCGTTCCTGAAGATTCTCCTGATTGTCGCGCCTACCTCGGCGCTCGCGACGTTCCTCACGTCAACCCATATGTCATCCGCCTTCCAGTAGGTGAAGTGCTTCATGAGGTTCAGGCCGCTACCCTCCACGTCCCAGACCTGTTCCAGCGCGTATCCGTATCGCGCGAACTGGGCGGCGGTCTGCGCTATCGCGGACCTGCTCTGCGTGCGGAGCCTAATCTGGATGCCGTTCATTCCGTAGCACATTCCGGTGCCGTCGCCTGAGACCTCGGTGAGCTGCGTGGGCGCACCCCTCCTTGCGTCGGATAGCCCCACCATGCAGTCGTTCTGCGAGGTCTCAAGCGTCTCCTTTGCGTTGAGCACGCCAATCTTGCGCGTCCTGTCGGCGTTCGCCACGGACGTTGCGTTGGTCGCGTCCGCGTCGGCAACGGCAGTGTCGTGGGTGCGCCCAGAGTTGCCGACGCTGGCGTTGTAGGCGTTCGTCGCGTTCGTCGTTGCCGTGCTGTAGTTGTTGTCGCGCTGCGTCCCTAGGGCGGTGTTGTTGTTGTCTGTCTGGCTTGTCCTTGAGTTGTTCTGTGTTTGCGTGTTCTGTTGCGCTGCCTGTATGTGCCTTGTGACGATGTTGTTGTTCGCGTTGACGTTCGCGCTGGTCACGTCCTCGGATGCCTGCGCCGTGAGCGATGCGTTGGACGATGCAGCAGAAGCGCTGATGCCTGCGGTTACGTATCCTGTCACACCGCCTGCAATGGCTCCGATTGCTCCCATGAGCGGGTCACCGTGCCCTGCCATCGCACCGCTGACAGCTCCATTCATTGCGCTGCCTGACATGTTGGCGTCGTTCGTGTTCTTTGTGGTCGCGATGGAGGTCTGGTTGTTTGTCTCGGTCGTGGAAATCGACACGACGTTCGTGTCGTTTGTGTCCCATCTTGCGGCCGTGTTGCCGTTAGTCATTATGGATGATGACGCGGAGTTTGCCACCGCCGTGTTCGCGCTCGCCGCCGCAATCGTGGCGTTCGTGTTGTTATACGCCGCTGTGGCGAGGTTGTTGGTGTTCGTTCTGGTGGTCTGCGCAAGGACGTTGGCGTTGGTCTGCGCCGTTCCTGCGTCACGGGTGGAGTTCGATTGCGCCGTGTTGGCCGATGCGACGCCGTTCGTCCTTCCGAGGTTCGCCGAGCGCACCGCGCAGTGGTAGCTCGTGAGCGCGTGCATCTGCGCGTTTGTGAATCCCTTGGAATAGTTGTCCAGCATGTAGCTGGTCTCGGCGTCCATGTACAGCGCGAACGTGGGTATGTCGAAATGGAACGTCAGTCTGTCCCAGTCACCCTTCGGAACCTCGCGTCTCAGCTCCATGCCGTCAAGGCTCTTCCATACGTAGGAGTTTGAGCCGCTGCTGCCGACACCAGTCAGATACACCCTTGAGTCGAGCACTGGGAACGCCACCGAGACGAGCATTTCCATGCCCAATCTTCCGGTGGTGCTCTCTATCCTCACCTCGGACGTGTGACCGTTGTCGTCAGATACCTCTATCCTTGAGTACGGGTACGTGTAGAGCTTGGCGAACGCGCCCTCGTTGGCGTCGAATCCGAACTTGTCCCTGCTCAGCTCGTACGTTCCTATGCTCTGCCTTTTCCCGCTCACACGATAGACGTTGTGCCCGCACAGCCTGTGGGTCGAGCGAACTAGCACCATGTCCTCCGACACGATGAACAACGCCTTTATCGTCCTCAGGAACGCAGGTGACTGGCTTGCCACGTCGGCAAGGAATGTCGCGTCAGAAGCAGGAACGGCGTACACCTCCAATGAGGTAGGCACCATACCATCAGGCTCGTTCTGCTGCGATACGCACGTCTTGAGGTTCGTGTAGTCATAGCCGTTCCCCACGTTGTATCCGTTCACCTGCAACTGATACCCATACCAGTCCGAGGTGTCGGAGTACGTGGGCTTCGAGTACGTCGCGCCTGTTCCGATGGTGCCGGACGCGCCGCTGTCAATCTGCTCCACTCCGGTCGTGCTGGCGAACACGATTAGCTTGCTGCCGGAGCCGACGGGAACGTATGCGGAGTCTCGAACAACGTCGCTGTCATCGTAGTTCACGTCTGGCGCGAGCAGGTACCTGTTGTTCTCAAGCGGGTTGCTGAGGTACCTGTCCACGTCGGTTGCGTGAACGGGCGCGTGCCCACGCTCAAGCATCATGTACCGAAGCACAGAGCTATTAATAAAGTTAGTCCAAACATCAGGGCGTATAAAAACCGTCGTAGTGTTAGGAGCAGAATACACAGCGTCACCAACAAAGAAGTACCAGCGACGAACACCGTTCTCCGTCTCATTCTGGATGGGCTCGCCTTCCGAGGTAGCGAATGGAATGTCTACGAAAAGGTAGTTGTATCTGCTGGCAACGTCGTATGGAAGTGGCAGCTTGATTGAGCCGTCTGGGACGATTCTGGCGTTACTCTTGAGTGTGATTGTATACGAGTCCTCTATTGAGTCGAACCAAGCGTCCCTTTCTGCGTCGCTGTCGAACTTAACCGCGTTCTCGTACTCGCTGTCCCACAGCACGTTTACCATGTGGATGCGCGTGTCCGGCGTCCACCGCGTGTAGTCGAACGTGTTGCGCAGCTCGTACGGTGCCACGGTGCCCATGTTGGGAAAGCCTGTGTCTGCAAGGTGCGAGAAGTCCATTGTCACGCTCCAAATCGCGATGGTGGGCGCACCAAGGAAAGTCCAATGGTGCGCCCACCGGTAGGTGACTTACAGTTACGCGCTCTTCTTTGTCACAGTGGCAGTTACGGTGGCGGTGAGTGCCTTGGTCGCTCCGCTCGGGTTGACGTAGGTGCTCTTGACGGAAACGTTGATTACGTCGCCATACTGGAGCCTGTTCGACACGTGCAGGACGCCGTACTCGTCCACGCGCGTTGCGGGCGAGCTCACGGCAACGGTGCTGGAACCGGACTTTCTCGTGACGGTCACGTCGTATGTCGCTGCGTTGGGCGCGACCTCGATTCCAGCCACTCCGGTCGGGTCGAGAGTTCCGGTAAGCCTTGCGTGGATTGCGGTGCCCTCGCCGAGGTCGGGCGTCGCGTTGTCGATTGTCGCGGTGATTCCGGTGACCTTCTGGGTGACAGTGGTGACGCTGGTCGCGGCGTCGGTCGTGAACGCGATTGCTGGCACGAACGGCGACACGCTGTAGATACCCCAGTGGTGCAGGAAGTAGTTGGTGCCGAGAGTCTTGGGGTTGTACATCGAGGTGGTCTCGTACACGGTGTCGTAGCACTGGAAGAAGTCCTCGGTGGTGAGGATTGCGACCACGTTTGGCATGGGGAACTCGTCGACCTCGACGGTGCGGTACCTGATGTCGGCCTTGTCGAGCTGGAACACGCTTGCGAGGGTGTTGACGTCGATGTTGGCCTGCACGTCTGGCGTAAGGAGCAGCACCAGTTCGCTGGGCTTGACGAACACCGGAACGTCCTCGATTGCCTTGCAGTTGTAGATGGTGTTCGGGAAGCGGAGCTTTCCGGCATACGAGCGCACCGCCGTGAGGAATTCCTTTCCGGTGGCTTCGTCAGTAGGTGCCGCGCTGAGGTGGTGCCTGTAGAAGCCCCACTTGTTGTCGTAGAAGGCAAGAAGTTGGAGCATGATTCTGTACTCGTCGTACTCGTCGGCGTTCATCGGCGTGTTCATGAACGCGGCAACGAGCTTGTTCAGGCCGTAGCTGTCGGTGAAGGCGGTGCGCAGCTCCTGCTCGTTGATGGTGATGTCGTACCTGTCGCGTCGGTTCTGTGAGTGGTACCACGTGGCCACGTCTGGACGCGCCATCTTGAACACGTCCTCGGCATCGTCCACGTAGGAGTGCGCGCGAATCCACTTGGGCACCATCTCCTGCACGGAGTTGCCGTACATCAGCTTGTTCTTCTTGAACACCTTCAACGGGTTGGAGAAGGACTGCTGGTTAACGTAGGTGTATCCGATGCGCATGATTAGCGAATCGACGAACTGGTTGTAGTACGCCTTGTTCATGGGGTCGAACAGCGCGTCCATGGTCGCGTCGATTCCGTGCTGCGTCGGGTCGGGAATCCTCTGCTGGAAGTCGTTGGTCCCGTTGAGCCACACGTTAGCGAGGATTGTCGCATTGTCAGTTGCCATCTATTACTCCTGTTCCTAGTCCTTGATTACGAGGTCGAGAACGCCATCGTCCATGCCATCGTCCGATGCTGAATCGTCAGCGTCAGCACCGGTGTCATCGATTCTCGACGCGCTCACGATTGCGGCCTGCGCGTCCGCGAGCTGCGAGAGCCTTGCGTCGATGTGCTTCATGTACTGGCGCATCTCCTCCTCGAACTGTTCGTCGTGCTCCGCGTGGCTGGACACGATTTCCGCCGTGATGTCACCCGAGCTGGCGTCGTGATTCTCATCCTCTGGTGCATCACTACGGTTATCGTCTTGGGCCTGCGTCTCGTCCTGCCTGTCGGTGTCTGCCATCCGTCCCACCTTCCTCTGTGTCTCGTTTCTGTCGTTACAATGCAAAGCGGCCAGCCACAATGCGTTGCATTGCAGCTGGCCCAATTGTATACCAGACGGTCATTCGATGCAATCGGCTGAAACGACGGGTTGGGTTCGCGCGGCGTGCGCCGCAATCAAGCGGAACCATCCGCACAGCCGCTACTCGCGTCATGCAAGGTGCCATCCGGTGTGTCTCAGATTGTACCATCCTCCGTCGGGTTGTCAATCCGGGCTTCAAGAATCCACGCCCTGTCGCGCCCACGCCACAGGTCGCCGAAGGCGTCCTGCTCGGAGAAGCCATGGCCCATGAGCCAGAGCTTTGCTTCCGCATCGTCGGAGAACACGCCCAGCAGGTTCCCCATGCGGTCGTTGGGCAGCTCGCGCCCTCCGTCGTGCATCACTGCGTACACGTACTCAATCATTCCTGCTCCAATCATCTGATGCCGAACATCGCTAGGACGTCGCCGAACTCCATTTCCAACAGTTCATCATCGTACCTTATGAGACCATAGTAGTACATATCAGCCACGTAGCGCATTGTCGCGCTGAGGTTGTGCGCGGCGATGTAGTTTATCGAAGCGTCGTTCCTCGTGAGCGAGAAGATGGGCTTTCCGGTGTTGTTCGGCACCTTCCTCGTCACGTGGTAGTATCCGTTGCTCTCGTCAAGCCATATTCCGTACAGTCTCCCGTTACAGGCTATTCCGAACGAGAACGTGGCATTCTTCGGCTTCTTGAGAATGAACTCCTTTTTCGGATGCACGAACTTGTTCTCAAGCGCTACCTTCCCTGCTTCCGTGTTCGCGACCATTCGTCCTGCCACTGTGCCTGTGGCCTTCTCGGCGCTGTATTCGCCTGGGTCCACGTAGTGCAGGAGGAATGTCTTTCCCTTGTACCACCTGTAGCCGAACGTCAGGTCCGTTCCCACGCCGTATGCCGCGAAGTACGGGTTTGCAATGTCGCATGCGTTGGCCAGAAGGTACACCCTTGGCCTGATTGACTTTGTGTCGGCACGCTCGCGCGACACTGTGTCGACGATGTTCGCAAGTGTTCCGAACTCGTTGGTGAGGTACCTGTGGTACCTGTCCGAGCGCTCGATTATGGCCTCGTCGAATATCAACCTCTTCACGTGGTCAAAGGTGCGCTTCTTCATCCGTTGCGCGGAACTCAGCGAGACGAAATACCCAATGAGCTTCCAGTTCGGCTTCTTGCCGTCATCCTTTTCCGCGATGTACGCATAGCGAGCATCGGTCTTGAACATGTAGTCGCCGAACTCGGGCAATTCCGAAAGCCTGTTGAAGTAGCCGTCAGACACACCGGAGAGCTCGTTGTTGTATCTGGTAATCTCGACGAACCTAGAGCCGTCCTTGAGAAAGTCCCTTATGCACTGCCTTCTGAGACCGAACGTCTTGCCGATGCCACGTGCGCCAATCACCATGGTCACGTCTGCGTCGTATGAGAGCGTCTTCGCCCAGTCGTAGAACTCAGCCATCTCGCAATCACAGCCAGACCGCTACCAGAGACCATGCCATTACGATTACCATGAAACAGATATATACGAGCGTCACGAAATCGATTCTGTATGTCATGAAAACTCACGCTCCAAGTGTGATTCCGAATACTGCCTTTACGATGCAGAGACCAATGATGAAACCCACTATGTCAGAAGCCAGCAGCAACAGCACACGCAGCCATGCTTCAATCGTGTTGCGCGTTCCGAGTATCATCTTCAAGCCACTTCCTGAATATAGTTAAAGAATTAGAAATAGATTCAATAGAAGTAGAAATGTCACTCAACACTTCAATATATCCAAAGCGCTTTTGCGAATCAGAACATGCAAAATACGATTCAGCATCATTTAGACAATACAACGCATCCTCAATGTATTGTTGCGCATTACTAATGCTATTTATACTATAGTTAATGTCTTTATCAAATCTGATATTCATATCTCACACTCCATAATCGTCTCGATGCCGTCGCTGCCCTCGCGCTTGACCCACACCCTCTTACCGTCGGTCCCGACGAACCTCGTAGCGGTGTCAACGTCCCTGCCGTACTTGCGCCGAAGATACGCCACGCTTGTCGCGTTGGTGAACTTCAACGTCTCGCCGAGCCACCTTCCGGCTGGGTACAGCGCGGGTGACTGGTGCGACGTGACGGGTCGCGTCTCGCCACGTGCATCAGTCACGCTTTCGTCGAACACGTCCACCGCCTTCGGCTGGTGCTTCTCAAGCGCGTGCGAGACCGAGGATTCCACGAACACGTTGTAGCCTATCGCTTCCTGCAACACGTCCTGCACCGGGTATCCGGCGTTTATGAGCGACGTTATCACGGTCTCGATGTTTGTCTCTCCAATCGGGCGTCTCAGACCGGCGCACGTCACGTGCGCCCTCTCGCCGTCCCAAGATACGCGGCACTTGTTCCAGAGCTCGATGTGCCACGGGTAGTGCTCGCCGCGGTTCTCGATGTCGAACGAGCCGATTCCCTTTAGCGAGGACGCCTTGTCGGGCCAGTTCCTGCGAATCCTGCTCATGGTGCTGTCAATCGCAGCCTTTGACGCATCGGCTATAGGCTCCAACGCCTTTGCCAGCATGTCGTCGCTAACGTCTGCGTCGCATGAGACCTTCATGGAGTCGGTATCACCACCGAGAACTCGCGTCCTGTCACCAAGCCCACGATACAGAAGCTCCATGCTTATCACCATGTGCATACGCGAGCCACCAACGATACGCAGACCGTATGTGTAGAGAACTCGCAGGTTTCCCGGTTCGTGCTCCTCGTAGTTCTCGGCCGTGACTTTTGTCGTGTCATCTATCACCAGCTCACCATGCTCCACCTTGTATGACGGCCTTCTCACGTCCTGGGCCTGCGTTCCGTAGATGCCGTTGAACATCCCCTTTACGGTTCCAGTGTACCAGCTCTCGAAGAATTGTGGGTCGCAGGTGCCGTTTCGCAGCTCGTTTGCGATTCCCTCCGGTATACCGCTGAGATTGTACGGATACGGCTCGCCGTACCTGTAGTGCTTGGATATGAACTTTGCCGCACTCTTCATCTCGAAAAGCTCGTTGCTCTGTAGCGTGACGAAATCTGGTGGCGTCCTGAACTTCGCTGTGGCTTCGCCGAACAGAGCTTCCATTGAATCCCACTCGTACACCTGCCCGAGGCACCAAAGCTCCGTCTCCGAGACGTTCATTATGGCGCTGTCGGCACGATAGAGCTTACCGAACGCGAAGAATGCGTTGTTGGCCACGTCGTGCCAGCCGTACTGCCTGATGTAGTTGTCCTGCAACAGGTTCCGTTCGTCCTCGCCGAATCCCTCCTGATACACAAGCTCCCTCTTGAACTTCGACGCAGGCTCAAGCGCGATTCCCCATTTCTCGAAGCATGTGCCCTTTCGCAGACGGATGTTGTCGAACCTTATGCGTGCGTGTATCGCAACGTCGAACGGCCTGTCGTAGTGCTCTAGTATGTAGTCTAGCGGTGTGTCCAGAATCCTTTGCGCGAATACGTCCATATCGTGATTGGAGACAATGACGAAACACTCTGGCATCTGCCGACCGTTGATGAACGTGTGGTGCATGCTTGTAACGTCAAGGGATACGACGTTCTGAACGACCTCCGAAGCTGTGGCAGCTGCCGTGAACGTGAATCCGCCACGAAAGCAGGCCTTACGGAGAGCGTACTGTGCGAACGTGGGTGCGTCCTCACTCTTGCAGTGCTCGATGAACGCCTTGTCCAGCGTAAGTCTCTTCCCATCGCGCTTACCTACCGTGATTGAGCCAATCTCACGACGTGCCATCTGCCTTACGATTGACGTTTTTGTGAGCACGCGGTTTCCCAAGTCCTCCTGCTTCATCCATTCGTTCGACCTGAGAAGATAGCGAAGATACATTGGGATAACCTGCGTGTCTCGCCCTGCGTAGTGCAGTTCCAACTCGGTTAGCGGCGTGTCAGGCGTCCTGATAACGTCATAGTCCCAGTCGCCAACGGCCTTCGGCAGGCCTGCCGTCTCTCCCATTGCTTTCAATCCGCGCATTTCAAGGTGGTACGTGTCCCAGAACCTGAGAAGCATGTTGTCCGTATCCCTCTCGAACAGGTCTATGGTATAAACGTTGGTGCTGCTCTGGGCATTTACCTTCATGTCGTACATGGAATCCAGCTTCTCCATCAGTGGCTGTAGGTCGAACATGAGGTTGTAGGCGCAGATGATAGGAACCTTGCCGTCCATGAGACCAATCTGTATGTAGTCCTGAATTGCTGCAATCATTTCGTCCTCATGACGATAGAATCTAATGTCATCGTCGCGTTCTGGCTCGTAGTTCTTCAAGTCAACGTCAACGATTCTGTTGTCAATGAACAGCACTGGAAATGCGTAATGCTCGTCGCCGTCGTTGATGTTCGTGGTCTCGGTATCGTATGAGCTTACAATCTCAAACTTCCTGCGCTTTCTCATAGATACCTCGTCGTTTGACTCACATTGGTGCGACCGGAGACACGTCTGAAACAGCTGCCGCAGTGACAGTCGGCATATAGCGAACTTCTGCGTCGTTGTCTGCAAGTACATCACTAGCCCACTTCTTTTCTCCGTCGGTATAGTTATCCGGGTTCGCGACTATGTCCTTTGCCTTGGCAACGTCAGCGTTGCGCTGGTCTGACATGACATAGTCGAAGATGGTCTGTAGGTCGGTGGTTCCAGTGTCTCCCATGTAGTGCTCTATGATTGCATCGAGACGATGCTCTACTGGTACGTCTGGCCTGTCCCACGCCCTCTGCGTAGCTCGAAAGAACACCTTCACCTGCGAGCTGGTTATTCCTGCCATTTCCTCGCCAAGCGTTCTCTCTGGGTTTCGCGCTGGACCTTGGAACGACTTGCTTCCTGCCATGTTCAGTCTCATTGCGAATGATTTGTTGCGCTTCTTTACGCCACGCAGCGGAAAGCTGTCTATGATGTTGCGTAGCATGTCGATTCCACGCGCTACCTGCGATTCGTTGCGGATGCGCTTTCCGGTCTTTGCGCTGTAGGTCCTTGTGCCCTCCATCGCTTCCTGAATGCGCGTTATGTCACGCTGAATCTTCTCCCTGAATGTGGAGCTGCTGGCACTGTCGTGTTGCTTCTTCAGTGCGTTAATCCTCCTCTCTGCCATCCTGCGCAAATTACGAACCGTCCCATAATTACGCGACATAGTGGTTACCTTTCCTAATGAGAAGGGGATGGGACCTGAATCCCATCCCCTCTGCCAAGTCGGTGAAGCCTTGTGTTAAGCTGGGATGATAGTCTTTAGTGTGTTCCCATTGGTGAGGTTCTGGGAAATGCACTTCACATCCACGGTCTTGCCGTCGTGAAGGTCGCCGCTCCAAAGCGCCGCAATGACCTTGAGCGAGCGCGTCACGCCATCGGACTGGGAGAAGAGCACCTTTCCATCGTCAAGGACGAGGTAGTTGTTGGTGCACTCAGCGCCGCTCTGGGCACGGACGCCGGGGGTAGTGATTACGCCTGCGAGGTGAAGCACCTCGTTCATGTGGTCCTTCAAAGGCTCGGAGCCATTGAGCGCCTTTGCGATTGCGACCTTGCCCTCGGTGGACGTGCGGTCAAGCGTGCAGATGAAGCCCTCGGAAATGTTGAAGTCGTTGGTAACAATCTCGGTGGTCTCGGACATGGTTAGTTCTCCTTTGCTTTCTTGTTGATGTGGTCGGCGTTCTCCATGAACGTCTCCATTGGCATTGAAACTGAATACTCTTCCTTACTGATGTTCTTTACAAGAACTCGCGTGCGATTCAGCTTCTTCTTACACGCATTGGTTGCTCGGACGATGTTGGTGTAGTCACCATAGAGTTTGACTTGCTCCTGCTTGGTGTCGTTGTTCTCATCGACATACAGACAGTCGCAAATGGTGATTGGCACAGTTCGGCAGATTCGCGTCATCGCACCCATTCTCTCGCTCACCTCCGCTCGCGCGTTGTGCTATCCTTGGCTTGTGCTTGGCTCTGGCTTGCTTGAGCCGCATCACGGAAGCGGGCCCCTCTTCCGTGCTGCTAAGTAGTATTATAGTGATTGGCGATTTTGCTGTCAACAACTTTTTTCGGACATTTTTGGCGATTCTGTTATGCTGTTTGGGTCGATTTTCGTTAGGAAGCTTGGCACTACGGTGATTTTGTACTTTACA